TCCATCTCGGTCCAAGGGATCAGGTCGTAGCGCTGCAACTTCTGTCCCTTTTGCCCCCCGGTCTTCTCGTTGGTGATGCGAACCTCCGCCGTGTCACTCATGCCGTCTGCTCCTTCAATGTCGATAGTTGAATGTAGTGTCCGACGCGCTTGGTCGGACGTTGTTGCTCCGGGTCATCAGACTGCTTTGGCTCCGTCGTCAAGTCCTCAACCATGACGAGGGCACACGCAGCCCGCTTGCTGTGCTTGCGTCCGCAACGCTTACACCAGGTTGGTGTGCGCTCCGGCTTGTGCAGACGAACTGGACAAACGACGCTTGCTACCTTCGTCCACCAGGGGATGAGGGGATTCGCAAAGAACTCCTTGACGTTCTCCTCATACTCGTCGCGATCCTTCTGCTGCTCTTTCGGCAGATCACCGGCCGGGATGAACTTCAGCTTGTTGAGTTTGGCTAGCTTGCTCATCAGTCAGGACCGCCTCCTGGTACCGAATATACCACAGGCTCACGACGGTACGCAGGTTGTGTCGCCACATGTAGGTTCAACCTGCCATCGTTCGCACTCATCGACCACTCGATCAATGCGAACTCGGGAGCATCCTCCCGCAGGTCGCGCTCCAGCATCCTCACAAGCACTTTCTCTAGGCGCTCGATGGGAGTACGGCGACGGAACCTCATGTCGTCGCAATGCTCAGGAGGACATTGGGGTGCTGCTGCGCGACTCGCAGAGCATCTTCTTCGAACTCCTCCCGCGCGAGGGGACTCAGCGTCTCGCCGGTCGTGTCATAGAGGGTGATACAGACCGCATTCTGCTTCTGCTGGTACGTCTGGCCCTTCGACCTCTTGCCCTTCTTGACTGTTGGGACAGGCATCGTGCCTCTCTCCTTGTGACTGGACTTGACGGCCCGCGTAGCGGACCCTTATACCTGCGGTTGCTCTGAACTCTCGACCAGACGCCACGGACAATCCGTCTCGCCTGCCTCCACTACATCAACCACGGGCCAATCGATGCGCGCGTGGGTGATGAAACCCTCCGCCATCTCTTCACTAAGGCCCTCGGTGGCTCTTGTGCCGAACGTATTGACCAGACGTGACGAACTGAAAGAACCCCGGTGCGTACTAACGGTCACCGTGCCTACGTTCGTGTCGCCCTTGTATATGTCGTACGTGGTCATCATCTATTATTGCCTCGGGATCGATAAAAGATTACGTGTTCGCGCAGTGTAGCAGCCTACTTGTAGCGTTGATCACGCCAGAGCAGAACGCCATTGACGTAGGTCGCATGCTCGATGCGGAAGAGCCCATCCGGGTGCAGCGTGACCGTAGCAAAGCCCTGCTGCCAGTCCGGAAGGACGGAGAAGTCCGGGAACTTCCGAACGCCTTTACCGCCCTGCTGATCGATCCGGCACATGCAGCCTGCTTCGGCTGCGGTCAGGGTCGTGGTGCCACCCTCGATGTCGTGCGTCGTCTTGTAGACGAGGGACTGCCGATGGGAGTGGCCGACAATGACGCTGTAGCCCAGGTGTTCGAGAGTGGCCAGTGCCGTAACGCCAGAGCCCTGTCGAGCGATCCAACCGTGACGCACGGCGAGCTTGCTGCTTAGGCTGATCTGCGCCATGTCGTATGGCCCTTCCGGATCGACATACGTGATGCCTAGCTCATCTAGACGTAGCAGATGCGGGAGCGTGAGAACCTTCTCGTCCTCCTCGCCCTCGGGAGTCGCACGCTTGACGCCATAGAGAGGCTGTACCGATGGCTTGTCGAGAAGGATGTTACGGATGCGCTCGTCGTGGTTACCCGGCATGAAGAGCCACTCGGTATCGAGGCTCGCCGTGCGATAGCCGCGAAATAGATCGTAGCCCGACTGGACACACTCGTTGACCTTAGCGGTGTTCTCGGGATCGAGCCTGTGTCGGCTGATGTCCGGGAAGTCCACTTTGTCGCCGAGAGCTACGCCCTGGTCCGGCTCGTTCTCTTCTAGCCAACCACAGAACAGGTAATGCAGCTTCTCGTCATGGAAGGGTGCTTGCTGATCGCCCGTGACGACGATAAGCTTGGTCTTGTTGTTCGAGGCTTTCGCTCGCGGAGGGGCGGTCCATCCATCGGAGCGCGCAGGGAAGACTTGTAGCTCAGGACGCTTACGCTTGATATGGAGCTTCGCCTGGTGATAGGTGACCGGTCCCTCTTGGCTCGGTCCATCCCACTCGTTGACAGTCGCGCCGTCGATCACCCAGTCTTTGGGATTCAGACCGCGCTCACGCAACATCGTATCCGGGTCATCCAGCACAAGCCCAGTCCCGGCTGGCGTGGTCACGTCGGCCTGATCGCCATCGTGATAACGCACGCTGCCCTTTCGTGAGTCCACCGGACATGGTGCTCCGATGTGATTGCGTTTCCGGAACCTACGAATTGACTTCTCGGTGGTCGGCAGATCGAGGTCTTCAGTGATGCGATGTGCCACTTCGCTGTTGGTGTCGCCTGCCTCTATCAACTGCTTGGCGAGAGAGAAGTATGGCTCCTGGTCAAGACGACTCTGGCTCTGTTGACTCACTCTTGTCATCATCCTTTGGGTCGAGGTCTAAATCTGGGTCGATGTCGGCGTGAAGGCTGTCGATGATCGAGTACTTCTTCTGCTGCTCGATTCGAACGCGACGCTTGCTTGGGGTTTCCACAATGTACTCATCGCCGCTGGCAGTCTTCTGAAGCTCTTGGTTGTCCTTCAAGACGAACTCTGTCTCTGCTGGTGCGTCCACTATAGCAGCGGTCTTCTCCGTATCCTCGCGCTCCTCGGTAGCCCTAGCCTCCACAATGCGCCAAGCGATCTCATCAGAGACTTTCTGCTGATACGTCGCGGCATCCTTCGGCCAGTCTGCGTGAATGTCCTCTAGTTCCTCACGCGAGAGGTCCGCGTACTCGGTCGTCGTGCGATCAGCGATGAAGTCCGTGAACGCGAGGCCGAGGTCCGGGTTCTCCTCCATGAAGGCATCGAAGTCCGATTCCTTGCGTGCGCTGATCTTCCACATCGTCTCGCCCGTCTCCGGATGCATGGCCGTGTTGTAGGTCAAACCAGGACGGCGCTCGTTGGATACCTGGGGTACGGTACCAGCCGGTCCAGGGGCCATCGGGCTAGCTGCGGGTGGTCCGCCCCCTGGAGGCGCTGTGCCCGGACCGGCTCCCAATCCAGGCGGTGCTGGCGGCATGACTATCCCTGCGCCTCCTGGGCCTGCTCCTGCGCCTCCTGCGGCCCCACCTGGGGGTGCGCCTCCACCTGGTCCACCAGGACCCGGCATGCCCTGCTCTGCGCCCTGCGGGGCTCCGCCTCCAGCGCCCGGACCGTGGACCAGCACAGACTCGCACTCAGCCTTGAGGTCGAGCGGCACCGGCAAGCCCTGGACGGTAAGCGCGTAGTACGTCTCCATCTTCGCACGCTGCTGCGCGATGGTCTGTTCCTTCAACTCGCGATTGTAGGCTTCGAACTTGTCCTTGTACTTCCACTCGACGCCGATCAAGAGGTCCTCGTTCGGGAGCGGCACGCCCATCTGACGTAGCTCCATGAGGAACTGACGCTCGGTCTGCTCGTCGCGTAGATCGAAGGTCGAGAATTTCAACTCGGGCACGAGAAGCTTCGGGACCTCCTTGATTTCCTTGTTGCCCTCCTCGTCGTAGATGACGACCCTTTCGAAGATCGGGACGCGTGTCGAGCCCTTCATTTCGTAGTCCTGATGACCCTGTGCCTCGGCGACAACCAGAGCGCGCTCTTTGTAGTGGTTCTTGAGCATGTTCTGGAAGGTCTTCAAGACCTGATTCATGAACTCGGCCTGGAGGGCGCTCGAAGCATACGGCTGCGAGTTCGAGCCTGCGGAGAGGAGCGACGGGTTGACGCCGAAGACCTGCATGATGCGACGCTCGATGCGGTCGAAGTCGTCGCCCAGACGCGGCATCTGCTCGCGCCCGAAGACCGATGTGATGTCGAGCCCGAAGTGGTGGACCATGAGGCGGAAGTCCGACGACAACGCGATGTCGAGGTCGTCTCGAACGGACTCAAGCTCAGAAGGCGTCGGCAACCACGGCGGTAGGCCATCGCCCATGTCCATGATGCCAAGCTTCGCTAGGATGAGCGGCGAGTACAAGCGCTCGGCGATAGCTTCCTGAGACGCGAGTAGCTTTTCCTCGTAGAGCAGCGTGCGGAGTCCACGCAGGAGGATCGGCGTGCCGTGGTCGTCCCAGTTGTTCATCTTGTTGGCAACCTGGCGGATCATCACCGGAGAGATCGGAATGTGCTCGCCCTTGAGCAAGTACGGGATGAGGTCCGTGTACTGCTCCTGGAGTAGGTACCACTCTCGCGCGGGACTCTTGGTCTGAGCGATGCGGCGCAGGTAGTCCGGTGGAACGATCTTCAACTGCTGCGTATTGAGGAACGGGAAGTTGTCGATCACGACATCCTCCGGGTTGATCAACTCCTCGTGCTCCCAGACGCCGAGGTCCTCATCGAAGGAGCCGAGCGGGAATGCCTCGCCAACGCACCAGTACTCGCGACCGAGGGCCACGAGGAAGTCAGCGTATTTGAGGTTGTTGAGGAATATCTCCTCGTAGACATCGGTGAGCCCTTTGTCCTTGCACTCTAGCTCCATGCCGATCAACGGGAAGCGAGTGAAGATGTCGATCAGCGTCGGCACCAGGTAATGGGTCGCGTAGTACAGACGTAGCCACTTGTGAAGCTTGTGGCGATGGCCCTCGTCCGCGACGTTCCACGGGAGGCCCGATAGGTCCCAGTACTCCAGTGGGTCATAGAAGCGCGGAATCGCGTTGTAGGCGTCGCCGCCCATTGGCGAGGAAGGATTGATACCCCCCGTGCGCTGCATCTTCTTCGAGAGGATGCGTTTACTGCCCATGGCCTGTACCTTGGCCTCGTTCTCCTTGAGCATCCTACGGACCTCAGGAGAGTTGAGATCGTCGCCGTCTCTGATCGGCTTGCCGACTGAGTAAGACAGCTTGTCAAGACCCACCCCTGCGGCGCGCTGAAGACGACGGGTCGTGTCAACGGCCTCACCGTATGACTGCGCGGCACGACCAGAGTGCCGGGGCATCACCAGGCCGTTGTTACGGAGGCGTGCTAGCTCTTGATCTAGTCGTTTACTGTCGTAGTCAGCCATCTGATATTACGTCTTTGATCGGCTCCGTCTTGGAGCCCATCCCTAGACGACTCAGGATAGCAGCTTGGCGACGCGTTGCACAGTCGCAACCGGCACAAATCCGCCAAAATCACTGTGAATGATCTCTGCAACTGGATTCTTGTCAACGTCATCGGCGTGACCAATCACAGGAATCTGAACGCCCTCGGTGTTCTGTCCCTGCTGTGCGCGCTCCATCATTTCCGTCTGCTGTTCCTGTGCGGCTGCCATCGCAGCCTGGGGAGTAGCGCCCTGCTGCACGGCGCGTTCATACTTGAACTGTGCTGCCGGATGCATCTGATCCACCATGCCCTCGTATGCGCCCGGATTGTACGGCTGTGCCTGTGCAGCCTCGGGGGCGGGTCCGGCCTCGGGAGGCATAGATGGACCAGCAGTCTTGCTTTCAAGTGCGTCTAGGACACTCGCGCCATGACACTGCGAGCAGGCACATGAAGAGCCCTTGCACCCAGAGCAGTCGCCATCCTTACATGCGGCACATGTCTTCGCCATCTTGAGGAATTCATCTCGTTCGCTTTTGTTGAAGCGACTGGGCATGCTAGCGCCCCGGTGTAGCGACCTGGCCGGGGTCCCATTCAGTGCGCATGTTATCCGGTGGCGCTTGTGAAGCCACCGATCCGGTGCCCTGACAATCGTTGCATCCCTGTCCCTTGCAACGCGGACAGATTTCCTTACCCTGCGGCATCTCGGCAACGACACGAGTAGCGCTCCATCGCGCTGCTTTCTCAAGCGTCGGCTGAGTCACAGGACTAGTCTGTGGTCCCTTGG